TTGGGTGGGTTGTTGCGTGCGGGTGTGGGCAGTGGGTGAGGGGGAAAGGGCCACACGGTCATTGGTGAATCTTTCCGTCATCGCCGACATACAAATAAACTTCGCCGAAGGGATGGCAGGCATCGGTGAGCTGCTGGCCGATGGCGCCGAGGCCACGGTCCCAGAAGCCGGCGCCGTGGCGGTTGCGGGTGAGCCAGAAGTCGTGGCCAACCTGCGCGTCTTGCAAGCCCGAGGCAATCAGCAGCGAGCGGTTCTTCTTCACGAAGGCCGTCACGTCGGCCAGCATCGCCTTGCGGGTGTCAGGGTGGATGGCTTCGACGCCCATCACGTCGAGCGGCTCGCCGTCGTCGTGTGTGCTCGACCAGAGGGCTGCGTCGACGTAGCCCAGTTCAACGTCAGAGATGTCAATGCTCATGGTGTGCTCCTTAGATGCTGGCTGGGTGGACCGGTTTGTCGGCGAGGACGACGGTCACTTCGTAAGACTTCTTGGCCTTGAACTGTTTGGCTGCCAGCAGTTGCGCGTCGTATGAACGCAGGGCTTTGACGGTGATCTGTTTGTTTTTGTAGAAGGCGACGTAAGTAAACATGGTGGGCTCCTTATCCGATGTGAACGATTTGCAATTTGCCCATCGCTTGGGCGGCGGCCATGAGGGTCTGCGCGCTGGGCTTGCGTGTCTCGGCGAGGATGTCGACGATGGCGTCGCTGATGTCCCACTCTTCAGCCTCGAGCGCTGCGATGGCCTTGGCCTTGTCGCAACCTGTGCGGTTCATCACCACATCGATCTTGGCGTCGAGCCATGCGCGGGTCTTTGGAAGTTGGTAGTCGGTGTATTTCATGCTGTACTCCTGTTGCGTTGTTGATGGCTTGACTTTAGCACATGCTAAAACGCAGTACAATAAAAAACCCCACGACTTAGTGGGGCTTTATTTAAATTGTGTGGCGTCAGCGCAACAGGTCAACCAGTTGCAGGGTGACAACGACCACTAGCAGCCAGAAGATGGCGCGCTGCCGAAGGTTGGGGCCTTCCTGCTGGTGCAGGCCGCCGTGTTCAATCAAATATTGAATCCGCTGACGTATTGCTTCCCGTTGCATTTTGCTGCTCTCCCTTCTTTTTCTTATTTCAACAAACGCACCAGACGCTGCAGATATATCTGGTCGATAGAGCCTGTGTCACTGGCCCGCTCATACGTGAGGTTTACCAGCTCGGTGAACTTGTCACGCCGCAGCTTGACCCCCTCACTTTGCAAGACGTCCGTCACCGCGGCCACCACGTCGATCAACACCGAGGTGTTGGGCTCCGTGGGGGTGGGGCGGTGGCGTACATCCATCCAGTTGGGCGGTAGCCCAAGGGTCAATTCAATCTGACGTGCGACCTTCTCGCTCACGTCGCGAGTGGGGTGGGGCCCGGCGAGCTGGGCCATGTACGAGCCGTTGCTGTGGCCCAGCTTGGCCGCCAGTGATGTCGGGCCGCCCCACTGCTCCATGAGCCTGCGCAGGTTGGTGCGCCGAGTGTCGAAAGTCGTTGGCATTTCGCAACAGTGCCACAACTTTACCGCCTTTGCAAGTTGCGAAAGCCTTTAGCAAATAGTAAACTCGCGCGCTTGTATAACTGGAGTTTTTATGACCGTAATGTCCTCAATGAAGGCGTGGATGCAAGCCGCAAACCCCGCCCAACAAGCCGAGCTGGCCCAGCGTGCCTCGACCTCGCGCCCTTACCTCTACCACCTCGCGGGTCGCTTTCGTGACGCCAGCCCTGACTTGGCCAAGCGCATCGAGCAGGTGACGCTGGCCATGAGCAAGGAGACCAAGGGCAAGCTGCCAGCGGTGTATCGCACAGACCTCAACGCCTCGTGCCGTGCGTGTGAGTTTGCGCAGAAGTGCTTAGGCGCTGCCGCTGTGCGCAGTGACTTCCAGTACCTGCCAGCCGACGACACGGAAGGCGGCGCGATATGAGCGGACTACAAATTTTCGTGGCCTTCATGTTGGGTGGTGGTGTTGGCATCGGCGTGACGGTGGCCCTCTTCGCCTTGCGCGAAGCCCGCCGCCTGTCGGCAGACGACATCGACCGGCTGTGGATGGAGGCGTGCAGCGATATGAGCAGCGACGTGCTCGGCTCGTTTGCCCGTCGCGTCGAAGAGTTCGTCACCCAATAAGCAACACTAGGCAGTACAGAATGACAGCAACAACAAGCGCCGCCTACGGCGCAGCGCCCTCTGACTGGGCGCACCTCGCGGACCACCTCGGTCTGCAAGCCGACCTACTGCCGGTCGTCAGTAACCCCAACGCCACGGTGTCCCCGAAGTCCAAGATGAAGGACATCGGCAAGACGCCCAGCCGCTACAACGGCGACCGCCATGTCGTGGGCATACCGCAGTGGACCGACAACCAGACCACCGACCGGGACATCGCCCGGTACCAGCGCGACAGCGACCTCGGCATTTGCATCCAGACGCGCGAGGTGCGAGCCATCGACGTCGACATCGGTGACCCAGCACTGGCCGCCAAGGTGCGCGACGCCATCGAGCTCAACGTGGGCGCCTTGCCTGCGCGGTGCCGGGGCAACAGCTCCAAGTTCTTGCTCGCGTTTCGCATGCCCGGTCCGTTCACCAAGCGCATCATCCGCACCGAGCAAGGCGCCATCGAGTTCTTGGCCAACGGCCAGCAGTTCATCGCCATCGGCACGCACCCCTCGGGCTCACGCTACGAGTGGGAGGGAGGCCTGCCTGACGAAATCCCTTACCTCTCACGCGACGAGTTCGAGGCCTTGTGGCAGTCGCTGCAGGACGTGTACGGTATCAGCGCCAGCATTGCACGCGGACCCGGCGCACGGCCCAAGGTGGCACGCGACTCGGCCGACGTCGATGATGACGTGCTCACCTTCCTCGAGCGCACCGGCTGGGTCAAGTCCTTTGACTCACAGGGTCGCGCTCACATCGCATGCCCTTGGGAGGATGAGCACACCAGCGACAGCGCGGAGTCGGCCACGTCGTACTTCCCGGCTGGCGTGGGTGGCTTCGAGCAGGGCCACTTTCGTTGCCTGCACGCGCACTGCGAGCACCGCACCGACGGTGACTTCATCGAGGCCGTGGGCTATGTGACCGAGGACTTCGCAGTCATCGAGCCCAAGCCCGGTGACACTGAGCTGCCGCTCTTGTTGCCTGCGTTCGAGCGCAACCGACAGGGCGAGATTCTCTCCACCGTGGGCAACCTGCAACTCGCACTGCGTCGTGCTGATGTGTGTGACGTGCATGTGGGCTACGACGCCTTCAACGACGAGCTGATGCTCGCACCGTGGAAGACCACCGACTGGCGCAACTTCACTGACGCTGACTACGTCCGGCTGCGTGTCAGGTTGGAGGCGGGTGGCTTCAAGCCCATTGGCCGTGAACTCATCCGCGACGTGGTGGGGCTCGTGGCCGACGACAACAAGTTCGACAGCGCGCAGCTCTGGCTCGAGCGCTTGGAGTGGGACGGCGTGCCGCGTATCGAGGAGTTTTGGACCAAGTATTTCAACACCGAGCACAGCGACTACGCCAAGAGCTGTGGCCTGTATATCTGGACCGCGATGGCGGGCCGTGTCATTCAGCCGGGCGTGAAGGCCGACATGGTGCCCATTCTGGTGGGCGACCAAGGTGTAGGCAAGTCCACTGGCGTGGCCGCGATGGTGATGGACCCCAACCACTTCATGGAGGTCAAGCTCGACGACAACGAGGTGGAGATGGCCCGGCGCATGCGCGGCAAGCTCATCGGCGAAATCGGTGAGCTGCGCGGCCTGCACTCGCGTGAGATTGAGCACGTCAAGGCGTTCGTCACTCGCACGCACGAGGAGTGGGTGCCCAAGTACAAGGAGTTCAGCACCAAGTTCCCACGGCGCTTGGTCTTCATCGGCACCACCAACAACGACGAGTTCTTGGCCGACGAGACAGGCAACCGCCGGTGGCTGCCGTTGCGCGTGCGTGACGTTGACCTCGCAGGCATCAAGGCCGACTTGCTGCAGCTGTGGGCCGAGGGCGCTGCGCGCTTTCGTGAGGGCGGTGTGCAGTTCCGTGAGGCCCAGCAGCTCGCCGGGGCGGTACATGCCGAGCACACAATCAGTGACCCGTGGGAGGAGGCGATTCGCCATTGGCTGGCTGAGGACAGCTTCGGCACGGACGGCACGAGCGTCAAGCAGGGCCAGACACTATTCAAAATCACGAGCCTTATGCAAGGCGCGTTGGGGATGAATGTGCAGCAACTCGCACGAAAAGACGAGTTGAGGGTTGGTCGCATCTTGCGCGGGCTGGGCTACTCGAAGACTCAGGTGCGTGATGGCACCCATCGTCTGAAGGTTTGGGGAAATGCAGAAAATTGCGCGTTGGGCCAATCCGCATTTAATCGCACGTTCGATGACCTCGCCTGAGTTGCTTGGCACCCATCGCAAGGGGCGCAAGGGGTGTTGCATAGGGCGATGGGGGCCACGCGTTTTCAGAGGGAGCGCGCCCTATGTCTCCCATGTCTCCCTTCTTTTAGGTAGTTGAGTAATGAGTAAATAAAGACCCTACTGGGCCAAGGGGGATTAGGGCGAGGCAAACAAAGGGAAAACAAGGGTGCGATGGGTGCATGGGTGCCAAGCACTGACCCTCGGTTAAACGGCAAACGAACACGCAGGAAATTACCAATTCGCATGAAACAACAAGTTACACCGGCGGCAACGCCAAAACCCAAACGAGTGGCCGTGAACGCTGCTGGCTACCGCGTCGGTGAAGGCCACCACCGCTCGAAGCTCTCGGACGAAGACGTCGACCTCATCCTGTACCTGCGCGACGAGGGCCTGAGCTACGCGGCCATCGCCAACAAGTGGGACGACGGCGTCACCATCTCCAAGTCCACGGTGCGTGACATTTGTTTGGGCCGTATACGGGCTCAACAGGTCGACAGCTACCGACCCCTCAACAACACCTCGGGCGGATAACCAAGGGCCGTCTGGTGACAATGGCGGCCATGAGCACGCCACACTGGCAAAAGCCTTTCCTCGAATTACTGACCACATCCTGCAACGTCGCACTCTCAGCACGCACGGCAGGCGTCAGCTCGTCCACTGTCTATGCTCGGCGTGATGCCGATGCCGACTTCGCTGCGGCGTGGGACATAGCCCTCGAGGACGCGTACGACTTGCTCGAGTCAGAAGCCCGGCGCCGTGCGTTCGCTGGCGTCGAGGAGCCGGTGGTCTATCAAGGCCAGATGACCCCGGTGTTTGAGCGTGAGAGCGACGGCACCATCAAGGTCGACGAGGATGGCCGCCCGGTCATCGAGCGCCACGCCGATGGCTCAATGAAATACCTGACCGTGCGCAAGTACAGCGACGGTCTCGCCCAGTTCTTGCTCAAGGGCTATCGCCGCAAGAAGTTCGGCGACAAGCAAGAAATCACCGGCGCCGATGGTGGCGCACTCACACTGGTCGACGAGACCAAGAAGGCTGCGCGCATCGCATCGCTGTTGGCACTGGCCGCAGCGCGCAAGGCAAAGGGCTCAGAGCCTGAAGACCTGAGCGACTTGGCATGAGCTTCGACCAAATAGTTCTCGTGGCAGCCCTGCTGCTATTGGCCGAGCAGTTCTTCGGCGACTCCCTATGACACCCAACGACATCAAGAAGCTCTTGCCCTATCTCACCGAGGCAGAGCAAGAGGAGCTGAACCAGCTCATCGTGGCCGACATCGAGGAGCGTCCATTCAGTGCGCTGCCCGGCCCACAGCTCATGGCCTATGAGTCCAAGGCCGACGTGGTTGGCTTCGGTGGTGCGGCCGGTGGTGGCAAGTCGTTCTTGGCTGCGGGCAAGGCGCTCACCCAGTTCGACAAGAGCATGATTCTGCGTCGCAACGGTACCGAGCTGACAGCCATCGTCGACGAGGTGCTCAACATGGCGGGCACACGCGACGGCTACAACGGCCAAGACAAAATCATGCGCCTGCCTGACCGGCAGATTGAGTTCGGCTCGACACCCAACATCGGTGACGAGAAGAAGTACCAAGGGCGCCCGCACTCATTCCTGTGCTTCGATGAGGCTGCCAACTTCGCAGAGATTCAGGTGCGCTTCCTCATGGGCTGGAACCGCTCGACCACACCGGGCCAGCACTGCCAAACGCTCTTGACCTTTAACCCACCCACCTCGGCCGAGGGCCGGTGGATTGTGACGTTCTTCGGGCCGTGGCTCGACAAGAACTTCAAGGGCGAGCGCGCACAACCCGGTGAGATTCGCTACGTGGGCGTGGTCCCCGGTGAGAACGGCGTGAGCCGCGACATCTGGGTCGATGACAAGACGCCCTTCGTCGTGAAGGATGGCGCACCGTGTTACGACTTCGACGCTGACGACTACCTGCCACAAGACATCGTGACGCCACAGTCACGCACCTTCATCCCGTCGCGCATCTCGGACAACCCGTACCTCATGGGCTCGGGCTACCTGTCGGTGCTGCAAGCGCTGCCAGAGCCACTGCGCAGCCAGATGCTGTACGGCGACTTCCAAGCGGGCATGGAAGATGACCCTTGGCAGGTCATCCCAACGGCATGGATTGAGCGCGCGATGGCACGCTGGACCGACCGCAGCCCCAAGGGCGAGATGATGTCGATGGGTGTCGACGTTGCACGCGGTGGGCGAGATGCCACCGTCATCGCCACGCGCCACGTCGGCAACTGGTACGACCGCCTGCTGAAGCTGCCGGGCTCGAGCACACCCGACGGTGAGACCGTGGCAGGGCAGGTGATTGCCAAGCGCCGCGACTCAGCCCCCATCCACCTCGATGTCATCGGCGTGGGCTCATCGCCCTATGACCTATTGCGCATTGCCAAGCAGCAAGTGGTTGGTGTCAACGTGGCCGAGAAGTCGTTGGCCAGCGACAAGTCGGGCCGCCTCAAGTTCTTCAACCTGCGCTCTGAGGTGTGGTGGAAGTTGCGCGAGGAGCTGGACCCGGTCAATGACACCGGCATCGCGCTGCCACCTGACCCTGAGCTGCTGGCCGACCTCGCTGCACCCAAGTGGTCGATGGCAGGCATGGCCGTGAAAGTGGAGAGCCGCGACGACATCAAGGAGCGCATCGGTCGCAGCCCAGACTGTGCGAGCGCGTTGATTCTTGCGCGCATGGAAACGCCGAAGCTGGACCTCATCAAGCGTGCGCAACGCGCCGACAACAGCGCGGTCATGGACTACGACCCACTCGCCAATATGTGACGGGGTGCGGATAACCTGACGGCCACCGCTGACAATCGCGGGCAATTACCCAACCAAACTGGAGTTGCCTATGTGTTTAGGTGGAAGTCCCTCAGCCCCTGCGGCTGCCCCCATCGAGAAGCCTCAAGAGGCAAAGATGGCCGAGCAGGCCGCGACGTCGGCCGATGGCTCGATGAGCGACGCGCGTAAGAAGGCGATGCAAAACGGTGGCACTGCGGCGAGCACATTGCTCACCGGCCCGTCTGGCGTCGAGAACTCTTCGCTCAACCTCAGCAAAGCCTCAACCCTGCTGGGTGCTTAACGTATGGCTGACCAAATCGGCATCAACCCGCTGACCAACAAGCAGCGCTATCAGAAGCGCTGGTCTATGCTGCGCGCCGAGCGCGCGACATGGCTCACGGACTACCGCGACTTGGTCGACTACGTGGCCCCACTGTCGGGCCGCTTCTTCTACACCGACGCCAACAAGGGCAACAAGGTCCAGCGTCAGAAAAAGGTGTTCGACACCACGGCCAAGCGTTCACTCAACGTATTGGCCGCTGGCCTCATGGCTGGTATGACCAGCCCGGCCCGGCCGTGGTTTCGTCTTGGTCTCGCCGACAAGCAGCTCATGGAGCAGCACGAGGTCAAGGAATGGTTGCAGGTTGTAACCGACACCATGCGCGAGGTGTTCGCACGCTCGAACACGTACCGCGCACTGCATCAGGTCTACCTAGAGCTGGGCGCCTTCGGCACCGCGTGCTCGGTGTTGATGCCTGACTTCGAGAACATCATTCACCACTTCCCGCTGACCGTGGGCGAATACTGTTTCGCCACGAACGACAAGGGCATCGTCGACACGATGTACCGCGAGTTCAACATGACCGTGGGCCAAATCGTGAGTCAGTTCGGCCGTGAGAACGCGAGCCTCGCGACACAGCGCTTGTACGACCAAGGCAACTACGACCAGTGGGTCTTGGTGCAGCACGTCATCGAGCCACGCACCGGGCGCGACATCACCAAAAAAGATTCGCTCAACATGAAGTTCAAGTCCTGCTACTACGAGCAGGGCGGTCAGTCTGACCCGAACAAGATGCTGGGTGAGTCAGGCTTTAAGCGCTTCCCTGCGCTCGCTGCGCGTTGGGCTGTCACCGGCAACGACGTGTACGGCACAGGCCCGGGCCACGACGCACTGCCAGACATTCGCCAGTTGCAGCACGAGCAACTGCGCAAGGGTCAAGCGATTGACTACCAGACCAACCCACCGTTGCAGGTGCCCGCCACGCTCAAAGAAGCTGGCGTGAACCGCCTGCCGGGTGGCGTGCAGTACGTCGACAACGTCGGTGGCGACAACGCCATCAAGACCATGTTCGATGTGCAACTCGACCTGCGCGCACTGCAAGAGTCCATCGTCGACGTGCGCAGTCGCATCAAGGCCAACTTCTACGAAGACCTGTTCTTGATGCTGGCCAACGACACGCGCTCTGGCATCACGGCCACCGAAGTGGCCGAGCGCCACGAAGAGAAGCTCTTGATGCTCGGCCCAGTGCTCGAGCGTTTGCACAACGAGCTGTTGGACCCGCTCATCGACGCGACCTTCGAGCGCATCATGGACGCGGGCATCCTGCCCCCACCACCGCAAGCGATGCGTGGCCGCGAGGTCAACATCGAATACGTGTCGATGCTGGCTCAAGCACAGCGCGCCGTGGGCTTGGCCTCGTTCGACCGTGCCATCGCAACCGTCGGTGCATTGGCTGGCGCCAAGCAAGACCAAAGCGTGTGGGACATCCTCGACACCGACAAGCTCATGGAAGAGTACAACGACGCGCTCGGTGTGCCCGCTCGCATCGTGCGTGGCCCTGACCAAATCGCAGAGATTCGCGCAGCCCGCGCACAAGAAGCGCAGGCCGCCAAGGCTATGCAAGCAGCGGACGCGATGGCCAACACGGCCGCGACCGCATCGCAAGTCGACCCCGCCAAGCTGCAAGACGTGATGGGCATGTTCAGCGGCTACGGCACACCATCCACCCAAGTCGGAGCATGACCATGATTAGTTTGAAGAAGAGCCCAGATGAGCTGAACGAAGCCGCAATGGCAATGGCGCCACCCGTCAGCTACGGCTACGGCACTTGCATCAACCTCGACGACGAGCAGGTGAAAGCGCTCGGCATCGACAAGTTGCCTGTGGGCAGCAAGGTCAAGATCACCGCGTTCGGCATCATCGAAAGCGCACGCGTCGAAGTGGGCGAGGTCAACCCCGATGCCGACAGCGACACCGCACCCTACCTGAGCATCCAGCTCACGGACATGGAAGCAGGCGGCGCCTCGAGCGTCGATGCCTCGGCCATGTACCCCAGTTCAAACGGCTAAGGAGTAACTCATGCTATCCAACCCCAACCCGCTAGTCGTCGACAAGAACGACTACACACCACTGAACGACATTCAGGCCGTGACGCCAAGCGACACCGTCGACTTGCCTAACGGCACTTGCCGCGCGTTCATCTTTACTGGCGCAGGCAACGTGAAGTTCATCACCGCTGCTGGTAACACCGTGACCCTGCCGATCAGCTCGGCATGGTTCGGCGTGCAGTACATCCGCGCATCTCGGGTGCTGGCAACAGGCACCACCGCAACGGGCATCTTCGCCTGCTATTAACCCATAGGAGCAAACCATGCCCAATAAACTTTTCTCTCAAGCCCAACTGACCAACGGCATCAAGCAACTCTCCGAGTTCGCAGGTAACGCAGTCACTGCATCCGACAGCGCCGACTTGCCTGACGGTCCTTGCACTGCCATCTACGTGACCGTCGGCGGCAACGTCAACGTGAACTTGGCTGGTGGCGGTACCGCAGTGCTGACCGGCTTGACCGCTGGCCAAATCGTGCGCGTGAACGCTTCACGCATCTTGGCCACGAGCACCACTGCAACCGGCATCTTCGCGCTGTACCCCGCAGGTAACCTGTAAGCGCGTGCGGATAACTCACTAAGCCCCGCATAAGATTGCGACCAACATGGCACACACCTACGACGAACACGACGAAGAAGCGGCAGAAGCTCTCAAGCTAAAAGCTGAGAACGCACACCGCACTTTCGTCGCCGACGTCAAGTGGATGATGAGCAGCCCGCGTGGTCGCCGCATTGTGTGGTGGTTCTTGGAGAAGGCCGGTGTGAACCGGACCAGCTTCAACAACTCGGGCAGCGTGATGGCTTTCAATGAAGGACAACGCAATGTTGGATTGATGCTGCAAGCGCAGGTCATCGAGCATTGCATGGAAGATTTCGTAACTATGCTCGAAGAGCAAAAGCAAAAATGACAACTGCAACCGCGACCCCAGACACCGGTACATCCAACCCCGGCGCAACGGACCCCGCAGCAAACACAGCGGCAGAGACCACTGTGCTGACGACTGAAGGCACCGGCGCTACGCCACCTGCGGCCCAGACTCAAGACGCTGTCAAAGGCGACGAAGGCAAAGCAGCAGGTGACGAGCAGAACGCGGGCGACAAGGGTGCAAAGGGCGACGAGCCCGTAGTGCCTGAGAAGTACGAGTTCACGATGCCTGACGGCGTTGAGCTTGACGGCAAAGCTGCCGATGAGTTCAGCGCGATTGCCAAGGAACTGAAGCTGTCACAAGCGGATGCTCAACGCATCGCCGACGTTGCAACCAAAATGCAACAGAAGCAAGCGGAGACACACGTCGCGACGGTGAAGGGATGGGCTGAACAGTGCAAGACAGACAAAGACTTCGGCGGCGATAACCTCGAAGAAAATATGTCCGTTGCGCGCAAGGCCATCGACACCTTTGGCTCACCCGAGCTGAAGGCGTTGCTGAACTCCAGCGGAATGGGAAACCATCCAGAGGTAGTTCGGTTCGCTTTCAAAGCAGGTAAGGCTATTTCGGAAGACACCTTCGTGCGCTCAGGGTCTCGTGCCCCGACGCCCGAGAACGAGTCGCTCGAGAAGCGCTTGTACCCCACTATGAACTGAAAGGAACTGCCTCATGGCTACTCTTGCATCTGGTCAACTGACCCTCGCCGATTGGGCGAAACGACTCGACCCTAACGGTCAAGTCCCCGCCGTTGCTGAACTCTTGTCTCAGACCAACGAAATCCTCGAAGACTGCGTCTTCCAAGAAGGTAACTTGCCTACCGGTCACCGCGTTGTGATTCGTACCGGCTTGCCTACCGTCTATTGGCGCACTCTGAACGCCGGTGTACCTACCAGCAAATCCACCACTGCACAGGTTGACGAAGCCTGCGGCTTGATGGAAGCACGTAGCCACATCGACGTTGAATTGGCCAAGCTGAACGGCAACACTGCCTCCTTCCGTTTGTCCGAAGACAGCGCGTTCATCGAAGCGATGAACCAGTTGCAATCGCAGACTCTGTTCTACGGCAACCCCGGTGTGGACCCCAAGACTTTCTTGGGCTTCGCTACACGTTACGGCGCCATCTCCGGTGCAGGCAACTCGGTGAACATCATCGACGCTGGCGGCACTGGCTCGAACAACACATCCATCTACTTGGTGGTGTGGGGTGCTAACACTGTGTTCTGTCCTTTCCCCAAAGGCACACAGGCTGGCTTGCAACACAAAGACTTGGGCGAAGAGTCGGTACCTGATGCCAACGGCAACTTCTACCAAGCTCTGCGTACCTTGTACCAGTGGAAGAACGGCTTGGTCGTGAAAGACTGGCGTTATGTTGTGCGTATCGCCAACATCAACGTGGCCAACTTGGTTGCAGAATCTGCTGCCGCTGACTTGGTGAAGCTGATGAGCCGCGCCTTGGACCGCATCCCGAACTTGAACATGGGTCGCCCTGCGTTCTACATGAACCGTACCGTGTACTCGATGTTGCGCGTGCAGGCTTTGAACAAGAGCCAAAACGCCATCTCGATTCGCGATGCTGTGACCCAGTTCGGTCAAGCCTCCAAGTGGACTGACTTCTTGGGCGTGCCACTCCGCAAGGTGGACCAGCTCCTGAACACAGAAGCACGCGTGGTCTAAACGGGATAGGGGCTTCGGCCCCTACCTCGCTGCTGCGAACCTCATCTGAAAAGGAAAAAATCATGCTTATCGACAACAACCTCTTGGTCGCCTCTGCGCAGACCGTCACTGGTACCAACACTTCTGTGTTGTCCACCAACACTGTGGACTTGGGCGCCAACCGCGACATCGGCGCTGGTTCTGAGTACCCCAAGCTGCAAACCGTCATCGGTACTGCGTTCGCTGGTGCAACCTCTGTGGAAATCCAAGCCATTCAGGCTGACGATGCCGCATTGTCCAGCAACGTGACCGTCATCGGTTCGTCTGGTGCGATTCCCTTGGCCAGCTTGACTGCTGCTGCTCGCTTTGAAGTTGAACTCAACGCGCGCATCGGTAGCAAAGGTCAGCGCTACTTGGGCGCACGTTACGTCATCGTCGGTGCTGGCTCTGCCGGTACCGTCACATCGTTCTTCGGCCTCGATACACAAGACGGTCAGAAGTTCTACCCAAGCGGCTTTACCGTCGCGTAATTTTCGGAGTCCCAAATGGCTTATTACAAAGTCCTCGAGCTGTCCTTCATCGGTGTTGCCCTCGTTCAAGAAGGCGCTGTCGTTGACATCAACGACGACCCATCTACCGGCGGCATGACCCCCGGCGTCAACCTCGCAGCTTGCGACGCGGAGGGCAACTTGACTGCTGCCAAGCCCGCTGCCAAGAGCAAACCGGCAAAGGCTGCGAAGCCCGCCGGTGATGCAGAGCAAGGCGCCGAAGGCGGCGAACCAGCTTTGGCATAAGCCTCGGCACATCGAAAAAGAAAAGGGCCGGGGGTAACTTCGGCCCTTTTTGTTTAAGGAGTTTCAAATGGCATCAACCGTCGACATCTGCAACCTTGCGCTGAGTCATCTCGGCAACAAGGCCCAAGTGGTTTCAATCTCGCCTGTGGATGGCTCGGTCGAAGCTGACTACTGCGCTCGTTTCTTTAGCATCGCTCGTGATGAGGTGCTCGAGATGAACGACTGGACCTTTGCGCGCACGCGCACCATCTTGTCCCCGTTGAGCACCAACCCCAGCAACGTGTGGGCTTACGCGTACATGCGCCCTGCGGACTGCATCACGCCACGCCGCATGCAACCTACAGGCGACTCCACACTGCATGAAGACGACTCGGTCGACTTCGACCAAGAGGGCGACGTGCTGCTGACCAACGTGGCCAGCGCCATCCTGATTTACACCCGCCCGGTGGAAGACCCCACGCGCTTCTCACCCGGCTTTGTCACCGCGCTCTCATACAAGCTCGCAGCCTACCTCGCTGGCCCCATCCTGCGCGGTGAGTCCGGCGGTGCTGCCGCTTCGTCTTTGCACAACATCGCCGCCAAGAAAGCGAAAGAAGCCACCTCGTACGATGCGAACCGCTCATGGCGCTCGGACGAGTTTGTACCCTCGATGGTCGCAGCGCGCGGAGGCACAGTGCCCGGCAACGCGACCGGCTCCAACCCAGTGATCTACCCACAGTCCGGCTATGCCATTAGTTAAAGAACTCACACGCTCCTTTGCTGGCGGGGAAATTACGCCAGAGATGTACGGCCGTTTGGATAACGTCAAGTTTCAAACGGGCTTGGCCCTGTGTCGCAATGCGATGGTGCTGCCTCACGGCCCTGTCACGAAGCGCCCGGGCTTTGCCTACGTCAACACCGCTGGCAACTCGGCGTTGCAAGTGCGCTTAATCCCGTTCGCCTTCAGCGCCACGCAAACGATGGTGCTCGAGTTCGGCCACAACTACATTCGCTTCCACACGTTGGGCGCCACGCTCATCTCCGGTGGCAGTCCATACCAAATCAGCTCGCCCTACGCGTCGACCGACTTGTTTGACCTCGAGTACACGCAGTCCTCCGACGTCATCACCATCACGCACAAGAGCTACCCGGTCTACGAGCTGCGACGCTTGAGTTCAGTGAGCTGGACGCTGACAGCACCCACGCTGGGGGCTACGCCAGCCGTGCCGGGCACACCTACAGGCGCAGCTACCGCAGGCACTGGCACTGCGTTCAACCGCAATATGTACTACAAGGTCACGATGGTCACGCCTGACGGCGTCGAAGAGTCGTTGGCCTCTGCTTACTTGCTGCTGACCAACGACCTGTCGCTCTCGGGCGCCAAGAACACCATCAACTGGTCGGCCGTGACAGGTGCAGGCACCTATCGCGTCTACAAGGCGATGAACAACCCCGGGCGCCTCTACGGCTACATCGGTGAGACCTCGGACGTGACCTTCACCGACGACAACATCACCGCCGACTACTCAAAGAACCCACCGGCCACCACGATTCGCCTCGACACCGCAGGCAATTACCCCTCGGCCGTGGGCTACTACGAGCAGCGACGCATGTTCGCCGGTACCGTCAACAACCCGCAGACCGTGTACGGCACCAAGTCGGCCACCGAGTCGAACCTGAACGCGTCACTGCCAAGCAACGCAGCCGACGCGCTCTCGTTCACCATCAAGGCCCAGCAGCAAAACGCCATTCGCCACCTCATCCCGTTGAACGACTTGATCGCTTTGACCGTGGGCGGTGCATGGAAGATTGCAGCAGCCAACAACCAAGCGCTGACCCCAGCGAACTTGTCGGTGCGTGGCCAGACCTTCTACGGCTCCAACAGCGTGCATCCGATTTTGACCGGCAGCTCGTGCCTGTACGTGGAAACCAACGGCCGACGCGTGCGCGACCTGTCATTCAACTGGCAGTCGCAGGTGTACGCGGCCGACGACCGCTCCATCATGGCGCCGCACCTCTTCAACGGCTACACGTTGAACGACTGCGCCTACTCGCGTTCACCTGACCAAGTTGCGTGGTTCGTGCGCTCCGACGGCGCGCTGCTCGGCATGTCGTACGTGCCCGAGCACCAAGTCTTTGGCTGGCACCAACACTTCACCGATGGCCTCTTCGAGAGCGTGTGCGTCGTTGCAGAGAACAACGAAGACATCCTCTACGCACTCGTGAAGCGCACCATCGGTGGCGTCACCAAGCGCATGGTCGAGCGCATGTCGACGCGCGTGTTCGCCACGCAAGGCGACTCGTTCTACGTCGACTGTGGTGGCACCTACGTGGGCGCAGCGACCACGACAATCAGCGGCCTGAGCTGGCTCGAGGGCAAGACCCTTGTGGCCTTGGCTGACGGCGCTGTGGTCAAGAACTTGGTCGTGACGAGCGGCTCTGTCACGCTGCCGGTTGCAGCCTCCAAGGTGCAGATTGGTTTGCCGTTCACCGCTGATATTCAGACGCTGCCAATGGCGCTCGAGTCTGCAATGGCTGGCGGGCAGGGCACCATGAAGTCGGTCGACTACGCGTACCTGCGCGTGAACCGCACCGGCATCTTGTCGGTGGGACCAACGAGCGACCGCTTGAGCACCATCCCGCCACGCACCAACGAGAACTACGACACGCCACCGCGCCTGCGCTCCGAGGTTCTCGACTTGCTCGTGAACCCCGACATCACGCCCGATGCACAGCTCTGGATTCAAAGCTCGGACCCGACACCGTTGACGCTCTCCGCGTTGACGATGAAGGTGTCGGTCGGTGGGTAAGGCGTGGCGGCTGCCGCTGCTGCAAACCGAGCGGTACGAGTTCACTGAGCCCACCGACGAGGGCATCGAGTACATCGCGGAGAACCTGCGCGAAGGGGACCGCGAGGAGTGCCACGCCACCCTCGGCCACCGGCGCTACCTCGATGCGCTGCGCCTCTCGGTGCTCGCATCCGACTCATGTGTGATGGCCATTAGCGCGTACGGCGAACCCGTCGCGCTACTCGGCGTGACCACAGTGTCGTTTTTATACAACATAGGGTGCCCTTGGATGATGGGCACACCTAGTGCAGACCGCTACAAACGAGCGTTTATCGACGCTGGTCGCACCTACACTCAGTCCATGCTGGGTGAGTACAGCTCGTTGGCCAACCATGTGGACGCCCGCAACATCAAAAGTGTTGCGTGGTTACAACGGTTGGGCTTCGGCATTGAGAAGTCGGTGCCCTACGGGGCGCTGGGTTTCCCATTCCACCCATTCCAAATTGAAAGGCCCGCCCATGTGTAATTCACAAAAACTGACCCAAGCCGCAATGATTGCCGCCGTCGTCTACACAGGTGGCGCAGCCGCCGGTGCATGGGGCGCGATGGGCGCCGCTGAAGCGGGTGCCGCAGGTGCCGCCGCAGCCGAGAGCTACGTGGCTCCCGTCGTCGCCGGTAGCGTGGCGCCAGCCGCCGGTACCGCTGCGGGCATGAGCACCACCCAGATGCTCGCCTTGGGCACCTCGATTGCAGGCACCGGCATGCAAGCCGTCGGCCAAATGAACGCCGCCGAAGCTGCCAAGGCTGCCGCCGAACGCAACGCGCAAATGGCCACCATGATGGGCCACGACGCCCAAGACCGTGGCGACCTCGAACAACAACGCGTCGGCCGTCAGGTCAGTGCAGTGCGTGGTCAGCAAACGGCCAACATGGCAGCCAACGGCTTGGACCTCTCAGGCGGCACACCGGCTGCCGTGCTTGCACAAACCGACTACTACGGCCTCGAGGACCAGCGCACCACGGTGAACAACGCCAACCGCGAAGCCGCCGGGTACAAGAACCGCGCCAACGGCTACGCATCCGAAGCTGCCAGCTACAACCCCTACCTGACCGCAGGCGGCACGATGCTCGCTGGTGCAGGCAACGTCGCCGACAAGTGGTACCGCTACAACAACGGTGGCCGTATCAACGACGGCGTCAACGGGAACTAAGCAATGCCTCAAATTCCAATGTACGACGGGCCGCAGGTCCAAGAAAAAGCGCTCAACTACGACCAAGCCAACGCCAACCAGTTCGGTGGCGTGCAAGCGCGCGACATGGCCGCCGCCGGTACTGGTCTTGCGACCGCAGCCAACGCCATCGACCGCGTGGCCGAGCGCCAAACATTGACCGAGGTGTTTGACGCCGAAGCCAAAGCCAAGGCCGCGTACACGGAATGGTCCGCAAAAGCCACGCAAGAAGGCCAAGGCGAAAACGCCAAGGGCATCACGCAGCGCTCGCAAGAGTTCTGGAACAAGACCCAGCAAGACATCGCCAAGGACATGGGCAGCACGCAAGCGCAGCGCATGTTTGCCAACTCCATCATGCGCCAAGCGCAGGTGAGCACGGCCGCGTTCTCCGAGTTTGAGAACAAGCAGCTCGACGTCGCCCTCGCGCAGAAGGTCGACGCCAACAACGCGCTCGACGCGAAGTCGGCCGCCGCCATCCCCACGCCTGAGAACGTCAAGGACAAGACCGACGCCACGCGCGCGCGCTTGGCCATCTATGGCCAGTCGAAGGGTTGGGGTGCCGACCTCCTGAAAGAGAAGACTGAAGAGGCCGTGTCGGGCCTTAACGTCGGTGTATTCAACAACCTGTTGGCCAACCCAGCCACGTACCTGCAGGCCAAGGCGTTCTACGAGAAGGCCAAGGGTGAGGGCACCATCGACAGCCGCTTGTTCGATACGCTCGACCAACGCTTGGCCGCCACCGGCGCCGACTACGACGGTGGGGAGAAGGGCCGGGTGTTGGCTGCTGACCCAAAGCTGCGCGGTGCCGATGGCATCTTGAACTTGGCTGCGGCTGACAAGGCTGCAGTGAAGGCTGCCGAGGGTAACCCGGTGCTGTTGAAGGCCATCCGTCAGGAGCTGACCATTCAGCACGGCTTCCAAGCCAGCGCGCACGCGCAAGGTGTGGCTGCCTCCACCAACACCATCGTCGGCATGTCACAGAAGGGCATGGACTTGGCGCAAATCAAAGCGACACCCCAATGGTCCGCACTGACACCAGTGCGCAAGGACGAACTCGAGAAGTACATCTTGGGCACCAAGGTGCAGTTGAACAACGCCGAGCAAGCCATCCTTGAGCACGAGCAGGCATCCAACTTCTACAACTACGACGCAACCAAAATCGCAAGCATGTCGCGCCCAGAAGTTGAAGCGCTGCTCCCCACGCTCGGTCAGAAGTACACAGGTCACCTGTTGCAGATGAAGGACAGCATGCTCAACGCCGCAAACAAAGACGAGGCACGTATCGACACCGATGACTTCAACCACGTCGCACGACAAGCGGGTTTGAATCCGGACGCGCCCCAGCCTGATAAGGCAAAACTTGGCGAGGCAAGATTCAGTGTTGAGCAGGCAATCAAAACCGAGCAAAGAGCCAAGGGCCGCCCGCTTACAAGCGAAGAAAAGCTCAACATTGCCAAAACAACACTATCGGCCAAGATTCTCATGCCCGGCACCCTGTACGGCACGAATGAGGTCAACGTGCGTGACGTCGACCCCTTGAAAATCGCGCAGGTTGGTATCGTCCGCGTGGCAACCGTCGACGCCAACGGCAAACCCGCCTACGACAACGTGTCTATCGCCTCTATTCCCACCGCGCAATACGGCACTGTGGTCAGGCAACTGCGCACCGAAGGCAAGCCAACCGACCCCACCTCTGTAGCCACCGCGTGGTACGAGTTCCAGCAGAAAAAAGGCAAGAAATAAATGTCCGACTTTGAAACCGAATTCGCAGCTTCACGCCAACCACAGACAGTGCAGCCGAAGCTGCAGTCGTTCGACGAGGAGTTCGCCAACTTCCGTCAGGGCGTGACCGCGGAGGAGGGCAAGTTGCGCATGAGCGTGGACGCTGCCACCAAGACCACGCCCGACCGCGCGGCCGAGTTGAAGTATTTGTCGAACACCACGGGCCTGCCCCCAGTGGTGGTCGAGACCGCTGAAGGTGAAGCCAAGGCGCGTGCCAAGTTCGCCGAGCTGCAAGAAGCCTCGCGCTTTTCTCCAGTGCTGCGCGCAAAGTTGTTGAACCCTGAGTTCACAGCCCTCGCGCAGAACGATGGTGCTGCGATGTCGGGCATCGAAGCGAAGCTGCGCGGCTTTGGCCAAGCTATCGCTGGCGACTTGGTCGGCGGCACTGTCTCCGGTGTCGGTCGCGGTCTTGAAATCGCACAACGCAACGGCATCGAAGCGTTCTCCAACCTCTTCTTGCCAACACCCCAAGCGGGCCCGATGGGTCTGCCTGCACAGAAGCCCACCACCGAGTCGCTCGTTGGCCCTCTGGTGGGTGCTGACTGGCGCCGTGAAGGTGACGCCATCAAGGCGGTCGCTGAGAAGTACATGGGCGTGCCCGACGCGCAAAAAGATTTTGGCTACCAAGTGTCGCGTGGCCTTGGCCAAGTCGCTGGCCAAATCGGTATGGCGCTCACCGGCTTCGGCGCACTGAGCACCGCGTCGATGTACTCGATGGGCTTGGACCAGATGGGTGAGAAGGTCGACAAAGACCCCTCGAGCCAAGGCTCAAAAGATTTAGCCACCGTGCTCGGCGCGGTGTGGACCGGCGCAACTGAAAAGTACAGCCTCGACCTGATGCTCGGCAAGATGGCTGTGCCCATCAAGAACGCGATGATGGCCTCGGCCGCACGCATCGGTATCGGTGCCGCAGGCGAGGGCACGCAAGAGTGGTTGGAGAACGTCGGCCAAGACATGCTGCGTCAGTACCTCACCAACCCTGAAGCCAAGATCGACTTCGGTGGCGCAAACGAAGCAGGCGCCGTGGGCGCAACTGTCGGTGGTGTCGTCAAGACCTTGGTCGAGTCCGCACTGCACATCAAGAACCGCGCGCACCAAACTGAAATCGACCGCACGCAGCGCGAGCTGGGCATCGTGCAGTCCATCTTCCAAGAAGCCGCCGGTACCGACCTGCACAAGCTCGACAAGGCCACCCTCGGCGAGTTCGTGCAAGAGGCAGCCAACGGTGCTAAAGACGCGCCCACGTCGCTGTGGATTGACCCACAGGTGTTGGCCGAGACCTTGCAACAGCAAGGCGTCACCGCAACCGAAATCGCCAAGCAACTGCCAAGCGTCGAAGCGCAACTCGCTGACGCGCTGGTGTCGCGCACGCGCGTCGAGCTGCCCATCGGTGAGCTGACCGCTGCCGTGGCCGGTACGCCGCTCGAGCAGGCCCTGCTGCCTCATCTGAGCACCACCTCCGACGGTCTCAGCCTGACCGAAGCAACGCAGCGTCAAGAGCACGCGCAAGAGATGCTGTCTCAGCAGGCCGAGCGCGTCATCACGCAAGCCGCTGACAGCGTCAAGATGGCCGCCAGCGCGCAACTCGTGCGCAACGAAATCAAAGCGCAGCTCGACGCCTCCGGTCGCTTCTCATCCGACGTGAACGCCAAGGGCGCTGCCCTCATGGAGCAGTTCTACACCGTGATGGCTGGCCACATGGGTGTGACGCCTGAAGCGCTGTATCGCCACGAGCTGCCTCACCTCATCAAAGGTGCGTTCAGCGGTCAGCCCACGCTCGACCAAGACTCACCAAAATTCAAGCAGTGGTTCCGCGCGAGCCAAGTGGTCGATGTCAATGGCAAGCCGCGCGTGATGTACCACGGCACCGCCCGCGACATCTCGGCCTTCAAGGCCAAGCAAGCTGGCGCCATCTTTGTGACTCACGACCCGGCGTTCGCCGAAGACTTTAGCGAGATGAGCAAAGAGTGGATAGTCGAGCACTACGAAGACGAACTGTCTCCCGCACAACTCAAAGCCGCACAGCAAGATGCTGAGGAAAAGCTCCGCGCGCGTTTTGCCGAAGACCCTGAGAAGGCCGACCTGCTCGTCCATAAGATGCGCATGGGCGAGCTGTTGAACCCGACGGTGCGCAGCATCTTCAACAAGGCCGTGGCCGACCAGTTGCCTACCGGCCCAAACATCATGCCGCTCTACGTCAGCGCGCAAAACCCGTTCGACTACCAAAACCCTGACCACATCAACGCGCTTGTTGAAGAGTTGAACAAAGAGACCGACCAGTGGGGTCGCCCGCGCGGGTCAAATGGTGGAGGCTTTTACGCCAACGGCAACTGGCAAGAGATTGAAAAACCAGTCGTGCAAAAGGCCATCAAAGCGCTGGGCTTCGACGGCTTCTACGTCAACGAAGGCGGGCGCAAGAACCTCGCGGTGTACGAGCAGACTCAGTTGAAGTCCGTCTTCAACGGTGGCCAGTACAGCCTGACCGACCCCAACATCCTGAACCAGAGCTTCGACAAGCAAGCCGACACGCTCGCGCAAAGCATCAACGAGGCGGGCGGCAACGTCGTCGACTTGATGCAGGTCGACCAGTTGCTCGACAGCAAGGACATCCCCACCATCACGGTGCAGGACTTGGTCGGCAAGTCCATCTTCCCGACCATCGCTGACCGCACGGCCGCTGCTGCGGTGTACGACGGCATCGACTCATCGAAGTTGGATGTGGCCATCCCATTGCTCGGCGGTCCCTTCTTCCCGCTGCGCGAATCGAACGCGCAAGCCGGTGTGGTGTGGGCCAACCGGGGCGACGGCGTTATCGCACAGAAAGCTGCGAAGCTCAAAGAGGGTGCCAACTACATGTTGGTCGTCATGGGCGACGCCAACATGCACCAGTCCAACAGCACTGTGGCTGCTGCGTTCATGGGTACCCTCGAGGCGTGGACCCGCGACGGTCGCATCACCGCAGCCCAGCTCGACAGCCTCGGCACGCTCGTGCGCGAGATCGGCGCCAAGGGCGCCTACGACAACGCACAGAAGCTCGTTGCGGCCGACGCTGCACTGGCTGCCGCCGTGGGCGAGAAGGCCATCGACGAAGCTAAAAAGAAGCGCGCCAACTTGGCCAAAGCCACTTCGGTTTTCACCTACGTGGAAAACTTCCCCGGCTTCGATGACTCGAGCATCATGCACACCTACATGGATGGCGTGTCGTTCGACGCACGCAAGCGCATCCTCGGCATCATGGCCTCCAAGCAGGCGATGGAGCTGGGCGCACCACCCATGCAAAAGATTCTCGACGCCACGCGCGAGCCGAGCCTTGCGGGCCACCGCTGGGGCGACGGCGTGTTGCTGGTCGAAGTGGACCAAACCAACCCGCAAGTCGAGTTGGGCACCGAAGGCACCACCGCTCACCCTGACTTCCCCGTCGGCGTGCGCGGCAAGGTCGTGGGCAAGTTAAACGCGCCTATCAGTCACGAGCTGCTGTGGCAGGACTGGTTCGCAGCCAACGCGGACAAGGCGAGCCCTCGCCGCGCGTTCGAGTTGTCCAAGCCCATCGTGCAAGTCACGCAAGAGCTGGCCGACCGCATCGGCAAAATCACGCAGCCTAACATCGACGGCGCACGCCAAGCACGCTTGGCCGCTGACTTCGCTGCGGGCAACTGGCGCACCTCTGACACCCCGGTGAACAAGGGCGGCATCTCGCCTCAAGAGTTCATCGACGCCATCGCCAACTCGGACGCCAAGGAAACGCTCACCCCGTACACCTTGGACGAGGTGAAGCAGGGCATCAAAGACAAAACGATGCGCCTGTACCAGTTGGGTGATGGGCAGATTTTCTTCATGCTGAAGACGCAGGAAGATGGCAAGGTGCTGCTCGCCTCGGTGGTCAACAACGAGCGCGGCGCTCGCGGTATCGGCGCACCGGCCGTCGTGTTGAAGGCCATCGAAGAGGGCGCCACCGACTTGGACTGCTACGCAACCAAGAACGCCAAGTACCCCAAGGGCTTCCTGCCCACGCTCTACTCGGCCTTCGGTTTCGTGCAAACCGAGAGCTACGACTTTGACGCCCAGTATTTCAAAGAAGGCATGCCTGAAGACCAGAAACGACTGGCTTTAGCAGATGCTGTAAAATATTGGAAAGACAGTACCCCCGGGTACGACCCTCAAGCTGATGGCATGCCGCCGTTGGTGATGATGCAATGGAAAGGCACAGACGATGAACGAGCAAAAATTACCGAACGCTATCTCCGAGGCGGCCTTGAAGGTCTGCTCTCAGGAGGAGCTACAGCAAATGTCGCCGACTTCGTTGCGGAGTTTGGGCTTTCTGATCGACAAGAGGTTGCAGGAGCAGGGGCCACCGCCGTCAGTGGACGAGCTGATGGGACTCAAGGAGCTGGCGCTGGAGCACCTATCGCACCCCGCGCTCGGGGCACTGTCCAAGCCATTGCCGGACTCAGCCGAAACGAACTCACCAACCTCGGACTAAGCACCGAAGACCGCAGCGCGGTACGCACCGCGCTCGGTTACACAGAGGGGCCGGGCACGCTCGCACAGAGCGCGGTCCCCAACAAGTACCAAGAGAAGTACCTCGCAGGGCGCGACGTGCGCTCACTGAGCGCTGAAGAGCGCGCTCAGTACGACATCATCGCCACACCCGGCGACACGCTCGAGCAGCCCGCACGCGGCAACTACGACATCGGCTCGATGACGACCGTGTTGAACGGTACCGCCGACCTGTCGACATTCCTGCACGAGTCTGGCCACTTCTTCCTCGATGCCATCCGTCGCTTGGCCACCAAGCCCGACGCGCCCGAGAGCGTGCGCGCGATGTACGCGCAGGCCCTCAAAGGTTTGAACGTCACCGAGCAGCAGTGGAACGACTGGCACACCGAGTACGAAGCCACCGGCAAGATTGCTGACGGCATGCGCGCAGCGCACGAGCGCTTCGCCGAGACCTTTGAGCTGTACCTCTTCAGCGGCAAGGCCCCAACGCAAGAACTGCAAAGCCTCTTCCGTACGTTCGCCGAGTGGTTGAAGCGCGTGTACACCTCGATGACGCAGTTCGCTGCATCGAAGAACATCACGCTCGACCCTGACTTGAAACAAGTCATGGACCGCATGCTGGCCACCGATGCACAGATTGCAGAGGCCGAGCAAATCGCGGGCTTGCTGCCTGAGTTCGATGCCACCGCAGAGGCGCAAGAGAAGCTCACAGCGCGCTCGGTGCGCGACTTGAAGTGGGCGGTCAACGCGCGCAACAAGGTCATCAAGAAGTTGCAGCAAGAGGCCGCAGCCAAGCGCAAAGAAGTCGAAGACGAAGTGCGCGCTGAGGTGAACGAGCAGCCAGTCTACAAAGCGATTCGCTTCATCAAGAAGGGCGAGCTGGTCGTCGACGGTGAGGAAATCAAAGCCACCAAGGGCCACAAAATTAACACCGAGGCGCTGGCCGCGATGTACCCCGACAGCGCGCTGGGCAACCCCGACCTGACCAAGTTGAAGGGCATGACCGCGAGCACCGGCCTGTCACCCAACGAGTTGGCCGACGCACTGCCGGGCTTCACCTCGGGTGACCAGCTCGTGCGCTCCATCGTCGACGCCGAGCCCATCGAGTCTGTCATCGAAGGCATGACCGACCAACGCATGCTCGAGCGCTACGGTGACTTGTCGACACCCGAAGCCATCGCACAAGCAGCGACCGACGCGGTCCACAACGAGGCACGCGCCAAGTCGTTGGCCACCGAACTCGCAGCGCAGCGCGACATGCTGAACCCACGCGCCGACACCGGTGAGGTGAACGCCAAGGGCAACCGCATCACCGTGAACGCGCTCGTCGAAGCCGCGAAAAACTTTGCCTCCAACGTCATCGGCAAGCGCAAGCTCGGCGACTTGAAGAAGGCCGCATGGTCACACCTGCAAGCCGAGCGTCGCGCAGGCAAGGCATGGGAAGCAGCCACGGCAAAGGGCGACACGCAAGAGGCAGTGCAAGCAAAGCAAGACCAGATGCTCAACAACTACGCCGTGCGCGCAGTGGCTGACGCGCAGGTCCAAGTGCGCAAGGCGATGGAGCTATTCAAGCGCGTCACCAAGGGCACCGACGAGAAGTTGGTCGACCGTGGCTACGACCCAGACATCGCCAACGCCGCGCGGGCCATCCTGTCCGCATATGGCATCGCGCCCACCAAGGGCAAGTCGGCCATCGAATACTTGCAGACCTTGGAGTCGAACGACCCCGCCATGTACGGTGTCGTGCGCGCTCCGGTCGAGGCAGCCTTGGCCAACGCCAAGCCTTTCGCCGAGCTGACGGTCTCCGAGCTGGGTGCGCTCACCGACGAGATTGCCAGCCTCTGGCACTTGGCCCGTCGCTCACGCCAGATGGAAGTCGACGGTGACCTGCTCGACCGCGAAGACGTGCAAGAGCAACTCAAAGAGCGCTTGGTCGAAATCGGCATCCCCGACACGATGCCCGGCGACACCAAAGCCATCACACCGAAAGAGCAAGCGCTGCGCAAGCTCTCGGCCTTCCGCGCGTTGGCCACTCGCATGGAAAACTGGACCCAGCACTTGGGGCCAGTGTTCACCAAGTTTGCTTTCCAGCCAGTGAAAGAAGCAGCCGACCGCTACCGCAAAGACAAGGGCGCGTACCTCAACAAATTCCGCGCGCTGTTGGGTGGCATCGAGTTCAAGCGCGGCACCATCGCTGCGCCAGAACTCAACTACACCTTCGGTGAAGACACCGGTGGCGTTGCCATGAGCGAGCTGCTGCACGCCATCCTGCACACCGGCAACGAGAGCAACAAGCGCAAGCTCTTGCTCGGCCGCGAGTGGGCAACCGAGAACGCCGACGGCACGCTCGACACCTCGCGCTGGGATGCGTTCGTGCAACGCATGATTGACGAAGGCGTCATCGGCAAGCAGCACTACGACTTCGCACAGGGCGTGTGGGACTTGCTCGAGAGCATGAAGCCCTTGGCACAGAAGACACACCGCGACGTGTTCGGCCGCTACTTTGCCGAGGTCACATCCGACGCGTTCACAACACCGTTCGGCGCATACCGTGGTGGCTACGTCCCCGCGATTGCCGACTCGCGCATCGTGTCCGACGCTGCTACCCGCGCGCTGGCCGAAGCCGAAAACGATTCGATGGCCTACGCCTTCCCAACGACCAACAAGGGCTTCACGAAGGGCCGCGTCGAATACAACCGCCCACTGCTGTTGAACGTCGGCACGATGACCCAGCACATGGACAAGGTGTTGAAGTTCTCGCACTTGGAGACCCCAGTGCGTGACGTGCGCAAGGTGCTCACCGCCAAGGGCGTTGCCTACGGCTTGAACCGCATCGACCCGGTCGCGTTCGACAACATCGTCACACCGTGGTTGAACCGCGCTGCACGCCAGTCGGTCGAGACACCCACCGCCGGTGACCAAGGTCTGTCGCGCCTCTTCAGTGTGGCGCGCAACCGCGCGGGCATGGGCGCCATGTTCGCCAACATCGCCAACTCGGTGCAGCAGATCACCGGTTTCAGCATGGCCGCCATCAAGGTGAAGCCCGGCTACATGATTGAGGCTGCGGCCTCGATGGTGAGCGACCGCAAGGCGATGCTGAAGAACGTGTGCGACGCCTCCATCTACATGCAAGAGCGCATGGAGAACGATGTGGCCAACGCCGAAGCGGCACTGCGCGACATCTTGCTGGACCCCACCACGTACGACAAGGCCAAGGACTGGTCACAAAAGCACGCCTACTTTTTGCAGCAGGCAGTGGACAACACGATGGGCCCAGTCATCTGGACCGGCGCGTTCAACCAAGCCGTCGCCGAAGGCTCGAGCGAGAAGGACGCTGTGCGCCACGCAGACAGCGTAATTCGCACGACCCAAGGCAGTACCCTACCCGAAGACATTTCGCGCTTTGAAGGCGGTCCTGCATGGTCTCGTGTGTTCACGCAGTTCACGAGCTACTTCAACATGCAGGCCAACCTGATGGGCACCGAGTTCGCCAACGTCGCACGCGACATCGGCGTGAAGAAGGGCGCAGGCAAGATGCTGTACGTCACGCTGCTCGGCCTCTTGGCTCCAGCGTGGGTGGGCGAGGCCGTCATGCAAGCCTTCCGTGGTGGTCCTGACGACGAAGACAAAGACGGCGAGTACCTCGACGACTGGATTGCCGCCGTGTTTGGTTGGAGCGTGCTGCGCAACGTCACCGCGATGGTCCCAGCCGTCGGCCCGGTGGTGAACGCAACTTTCAACGCGTTCAACAAGAACCCCAACGACGACCGCGTCGGCAACGCTGCCGCCGTGTCGAAGATTGAGGCCGCTGCCCACGCACCTGCATCTGTCTACAAGGCTGTCATCGAAGATGGCAACCAGCAGAAGGCAGTGCGCGACGTGTCGGCACTCATCACCCTCGCTACCGGCCTGCCGGTTGACGTCTTGGCCAAGCCCTTGGGCTACGCCGCTGCCGTCCACCAAGGCAAGGTCACACCCACCAGCGCGGCCGATGCAGCGCGCGGTGCCATCACCGGGGTGGCAAGCCCTGACAGCAAGTGATGTGCGGATAACCGCACGCCACCCCCCGATAATTCACGCACTTTGGAGCCGCCCACATGACAGTCTCGTCCACCTCTCGTAAAGCAGGACCGTTCAGCGGTAACGGCTCCACCACGTCCTATCCGTTTTTGTTCAAGGTCTTCACCAAGAACGATGTGCAAGTCGTGCGCGCCGACCCTTATGGCGTCGAGACCACACTCACGCTTGACTCCGACTACTCGGTCGCGGTCAACGCGGACCAGACAGCCAGCCCCGGCGGCACTATCACGTACCCTATCAGCGGCTCACCGCTGCCGGTGGGCTACACGCTCGCCGTTATCGGCGCACTGGCCTACAACCAAGGCACCTCGTTGCCGACGGGTGGCGCGTTCAACGCGGCCAACGTCGAGGCAGCGCTCGACCGCTTGACGATTCTGAACCAGCAGTTGCTGGAAAAAGTCAGTCGCGCTGCGCTCGTGCCGGTGACCAACACGGCAGATGCCACGGTCTTGGTTGCTGACATCTTGCTGTTGGCCAACAACATCGCGGCGCTGCAAGCTATCGTGGCCAATGCGGCCAACATCAACGCCGCCGTGGCGAACGCCGCCAACATTAACACGGTGGCGGGCAACAACACCAACGTGACCAACGTCGGTGGAAGTATCGCCAGCGTCAACACCGTGGCGGGCTCCATTGCCAACGTGATCGCGGTGGCAGCAAACGCGGCCAACATCAACACGGCCGCGACCAACATCGTGTCAATTCAAAACGCATCGGGCAACGCCACGTCGGCGGCATCGTCAGCGGCCTCTGCGTCTGCGTCCGCTGCGGCTGCGGCTGCGGTCATCGCCTCTGGTATGTACAGCGCCGTACAAGACAAGACCGGCAACTACACCGTAGTGGCGGCCGACGCGGGTGACTTGCTGCGTATCAACACTAGCGGCGGTGCCGCGACCATCACGTTACCTGCGATTAGCACGGTGACCGATGGCTACAAGGTTGCCATTGTCAAGTGGACCGGTGACGTCAACGCAGCAACCGTGCAGCGTTCCGCGAGCGACCTCATCAATGGCTCGTCGAGCTACGTGCTGGATGCGCAGTACAAGAGCGCCACGTTCGTAGCCGACGCGGAGACCAGCACATGGTTTGCCGCCGGTACCGGTGGTGGTGGCGCCAACGTCGTTGTCGACCCGTTTACAGGCAACGGTGTTGCCACAACGCTCACGTTGTCGGGCGACCCCGGCAGCAAGAACAACACCGACGTCTTCATCGGCACGGTACACCAAGACCACGCGAGCTACACCCTGAGCGCAGGTGTCATCACTCTGAGCGCTGCACCCGCCAACGGTGTCTCCATTGAGGTGGTGTGGACGCAACCCTTGGCCATTGGCGTGCCGGGCGATGCCACGGTGACCGCTGCCAAGATGGCCCCAGGCGCAGCTCTGGGCAACTTGGGTTTCACGCCTGTCAGTAACGCTGGCGCCGAGACCATCGCCGGTGTCAAAACTTTTAGCTCGATGCCGCAGGCGACTGCGGGTATCGGCTTCATGGCAAGCGGCTGGACCATCGTCGAAACCGCAGGCGTCTTGTACTTCAAGTACAACGGCGTCAACAAAGCCAAGATCGACGGCTCCGGCAACATTGTTGCGGCGGCCAACATCACCGCATACGGCACCGTGTAAAACATGACGCTACCTGTCTTCGGCAACTCCATCAACCTCAGCCAAGTTCAAACTGAATTTGGCGGGGCTAACCCCATCGCCATCACTGAGTATTACGCCGGTGCGGGTTACGTGCCGGGGGCGACCAACGGCTACCCGAACGGGGGCGCTGCGGTGGCTATCCCAACCGCCGGTCAGATCGCGATGTCCAACATGCAGGGTGCGCGAAACGTCGTGATTGCCACCGGCGGTACTACCTACACCTCGGGCGGCTACAAGTACCACGTATTCACCAGCTCATCGAACTTCGTCGTGACGGCCGCACCTGCGGGCGCTACGGTAGAAACCGTTGTTGTTGGCGGTGGTGGTGGTGGTGGGGCCAAGCGCGGCGGCGGTGGTGGTGGTGGTGGAGTGACCTTCGGCACCCCCTCAGTCACGGCGACTACATACCCTGTGACGGTCGGCGCCGGTGGCGCGGCACCCGGTGGCCAGTCGGGCCACGGCGCGTTTGGCGCGACCTCTTCGTTTAACACTATCTCTGCCGGTGGTGGTGGTGGCGCGGGCGGTTGGTCGGACAGCCCTTCGTTGCAAGTTGGCCAAGCCCCCAACGGCTCAGGCGCGGGCGGCGGCCAAGTTGGCGGCGGCGGTGGTGGTGGCTCGAACGCAGGCGCGGGTGTCGGTACCGGCGGTACGGGCGGCGCCATCGTTGGTTTGGGAGGCTCTGGCGGTGGTGGTAACGGTCCCAACAACGGTACCGCAGGACCAAGTGGCGCAGCGGGCGCGGGCAACACTGCGTACTCCGCGTGGGGCACCATCACCGGCACAGCCACCGAGCTGGGCCGAGGCGGCGCAGGCGGTAGCTCAGGTGCGGGCGCCGACGGCACACCGGGCACGGCCAACACCGGCATGGGCGCACGCGGTGCTGACGACAACGCGGGTTTCGTTGGCGCTGCCGGTGGCTCTGGCATCGTGATTATTCGCTACCCGTCGTAAGGAAATTTGAATGGCGCACTATGCACAAGTAGTCGACGGTATCGTCCGGCACGTCATCGTTGCGGAGGCTGAGTTCATCGCCACGCTCGAGGACAAAGCCGCGTGGGTGCAGACGAGCTACAACACGCACTGTGGAGTTCACCTGACCGGTGGCGTACCGCTGCGCAAGAACTTTGCAGGCATCGGTTTTACCTACGACGCGCAGCGTGATGCGTTCATCCCCATGAAGCGCTATGCCTCATGGTCATTGAACGAAGAGACCTGTCAGTGGGAAGCGCCGGTGGCAATTCCCGACGATGGCCAAGACTACCGGTGGGATGAGGGTCGCATGACGTGGGTACCTCTGACTGCCGGACTGTGGGCTGGCGACCAATAGAATCAAAGAGCGCATAACCATGATGACCTACGAAGAACGTCAAGAATTTATCTGCGCCGTGCGCGAAGCTGCAAACCCCGCGCCTCAGCTCACCGATGAGGAGCGCCAGTGGGTGCGTCTGGCCATCGAGGCCGAGGGTCGCAAGATTCGCTTTCGCGATGCCGTCATCGAGAAGACGCTTGCCGGTCTGGCGTGGGCGGCTATCTGCGGTATGGGCTATATCCTCATCGACTTCGCTAAAAACCACGGCTTCAAATAAGGCGCCCTATGTTCTCTGCACTCATCTCGTTTCTCGGTGGCTCGGTCTTCCGCATGGTCTGGGGAGAGGTCTCGGCCTTTGTCAGCAAACGGCAGGACCACGCCCAAGAGATTGAGCGCATGCGCTTGCAGGGGGAGCTTGACGACAAGGCCCACGCGCGCAGTCAGGACACCATCCGCTTGCAGGCCGAGCTGGGGGTTAAGCAAATCGAAGTGCAGCGCGACGCTGCCTTGATGCAGTCCGATGCCGACGCCTTCACGTCAGCCATGCGCGACGCCTTCAAGCCCACCGGCGTCTACTGGGTGGACCTGTGGAACGGCGTGATTCGCCCGCAGTTTGCGCAGATTGCGCTCTTGCTGTGGTTGGCCAAGGTAGTGGGGCAGGGCTTCGTGATGGACGACTACGACCGCGACATGGTCGGTGCGGTGCTCGGCTTCTTCATCGCTGACCGCTCGCTGGGCCGCCGTGGCAAATGACCTGACACTCCTCTACGCGCTCATCAAGCGCTTTGAGGGGTGCAAGCTGGTGCCTTATCTCTGCCCGGCAGGGGTCTGGACCTGCGGGTGGGGGAGCACCGGCCCTGACGTCTTCCCGGGCCACGAGTGGACGCAGGCGTACGCCGACCAGCGCTTGGCCAGCGACGCCTTGCGCTTTGCCTCGGGCACTATGGCCCTGTGCCCAGACCTACGCGGCGCGCGACTGTGCGCGATTACCGATTTCAGCTACAACCTCGGCCTGACCCGGCTCGAGCACTCCACCCTTCGTCGCAAGCTCAACGCGGGCGACTGGGGTGGGGCCACGCGTGAGTTGGCCAAGTGGGTTAACGGCGGTGGCCGTGTGCTGCCCGGCTTGGTCACTCGCCGCGCGGCCGAGGGCGCTCTCCTCTAACGCTTTAAGTTTGAACTGCAGGTGCTTGATTAACTGGTCCTTGAAGTGAAAAGCAAGGATGCCGCCGGGGGTGTAGCCACGGTTCGAGCCGGGTGCAAAGAGGTGGCCCTCGGTACCAAAGCGCCAGCCCACCCAGTCCTTGCTGTGCATGTCGGGCACTTGGTTGTGGACCGCAGCACGCAGCGCGATGATGACGGCCATCGGCGCGTCGGTGGTGCCCTCGGCCCAGCGCTTGACGGTGGAGTCGTGAACCTCCAAAAGTCGTGCGGTTCGGTTGCGGCCGTATTCGTCAATCAGCTCAGTGGTTTCGGCTCGGCGCGCTTGGCGCCTGCGCTCTCGGACATTTAGCATTTGCTTACTCTACCTTTAGCAACTGGTAAAAGCAAGAGGCTGTAACCCACTGCGTATAATGTATATTTTGCTTAAGCAAAATGTAAAATGACCCAAGGACATGCCTCTTGCAAGATGCCGCTGGGTCAGTTTTAAATACGCTGGGCTATTAGCAGTTTGCTACAGTCCAGTGGTCCGGTCAAGGCAGCTTGTGCTTGTCCCGGCAGGGGGCGCAAGCCCCATCAACTAAGCGCATGGAGTGCTGACCGCAGAGGTCGCACTCGCCGGGCTTACCCGGCGCCAGCTCGCGGCTGTTCCGGCGAATCGCCTCGGCTATGTATCGCTCGACCTCTGGCCCAGCGCGGTCGGCTTCATCCATTGAGGGCCTCGGCTTTCGTCTTGATGATGTGGAAGAGGGTGGGGGATATGGGCGTGCCTGCCGTAATCTCTTGGCGCAGCTCGGCCATAAGTGCGCGCCACTTTCCCGCGTCGGCCTCCATCGCGATGTAGTCCGCGACGGCTTTTGTAATTGGGTCATCCATCATTTTTTCATCCATTCTGGTTTGTTGGGCAGGGGTGCCCACCCAGTGTAGAAGGTGTCGCGGCCGTTATACGCGCCGTACATGGCCACACCACCAGCTCCGAGGAGCTGCACCTTCATGCCTCGCGGGCACGTCGCCATCGGCTGCCAGTAGTAGGTCTGGTCGACGGCCACGCCCTTCGTTGCGTTTTCGTTGACGGTCATACCTGACCGCGCTCTTTCAAGATGGCCATGCCCGCGTAGACGATGGCGCCGAAGACCTCGGTCTCGAAGCCTTCACCGCTGCGGGTGCTGGCTGCCTCCTCGAGCTTCTTGGCTGCCTGCCCGGTGGCGAAGCCACGACCGTGCATCTTCAGGTAGTGGACCCACGGCTGCTCGAGGAACGGGGTGCGGGCTCCGCCGTGGCGCTCGCCCTTGCCGTACATGGCTTGCTCGATGGCGGCCATGAAGATGGGGTAGAGGGGGTGGTCCTCTGGGCTTTCTTTCTCGGCGCTCGGCTTCGGCGGTTCACCGACCCAGTGGACTTTGCCGGGGGTGAGGTCGATGTCCCTCACACGCCCTGTGCGCCAGCCGATGATGTCTGAGGGCGCGCCTGTGCGGTTCCACTGAAGCAGGCCAGCAAGCGTCGTGTTTTCGTTTCCATTACGCAGCACGACGGTCACGAGCCAGTCGTCAGCCACGGGCTGCTTGCCCCCGGGCCACGGTGTCCACCCGTGGGCCTTAAGCGTTTCTTCTTTAGACCCTAAAAACTCAGGGTGGTGGATGCACCCAATAAGGTGTTTTTCACCTCCACAGATTTGGCATACGTCTATCATTTTCTTCCTTTCATTGCTTCTAACAAAATATCTTGCACGCTTCGTTTAGTCTGGTGGCGTGCAATCACCAGCTCGTCCACCGTGCCCTTGGCCACGATGTAGTAGATGAACACCGGGCGGTCATTCCCGGCTTGCATCTGGCGCACAGGCCCGATGCGCTCGACCATCTGGTCGTGAAATTCTAGAGCCCACCAGTGCGAGAAGAACGCGATGATGTTGGTCACGTTCTGCAAGCCGTCGATGCCGTGGCCAAGGCTCTGCGGGTGGGCGATACCGATGGGCGCCTTGCCTGCACGGAAGCGCAGCATGCCGTCTTTGGTGGCCAAGTCCACGGCCTTGGGGAAAGCCTTGAGGATGCGCTCGCGGTCGCTGACAAAGTGGTAGGCCACGAGCACCGGCATGCCGTTGGCTTCGTTCACGATGGACTCCAGCTCGGCCAGCTTCTCGTCGTGGACCTGCGCCCAGCTATCGTCCTTGGGGTCGGGGCTCGTGTAGATGGCACCGCTCGCCAGTTGCAAACACTTCTGCGACTTGCTCGCAGCGTTGAACGCCTCGATGTCGTGGCCGTCAATCTGCGTGAAGAACTCGCGCTCCATCTCTTTGTACTTGGCCTGCGCCTTGGGTGGCAGCTTGACGTGGCGAATCGTGACGACCGGCACCTCGAGGTCGAACCAGTCCTTCGGGTCGAGGGTCAGGCAGATGTCTTTGAGGCGGCCTTGAATCAGCGGCTGTGTGAACTCGGCAGGCAGCCAATCGAAGTAGCCGTCGTCGTTGCGCACTGGCCTGAAGAACCGCTCTTCAAACGCGCTATACGTGCGACCAAGGCGCACGCCGTGGTCCAAGAACCACATCTGCCCCCACAGGTCTTTGAGGCCGTTGCTGGCTGGTGTTCCGGTGAGTTCGACAAAGCGGTCGACCTTGGTGTGCGCGACCTTGGCCAACGCCTGTGCGCGAGCGCCACCTTGACGCAAGCGAAACGACTTGAGCTTGGTGCTCTCGTCGGCGATGACGTTCTTGAAGGGCCACTTGTCGCCGAGGGTCTCGACGAGCCACGGCACTTGCTCATAGTTCACCGAGTAGATGGGCGCCTTGCGACGCAGTGCAGCGCGGCGCTCCTCGAGCGTGCCGGTGATGGGCACCACCTCGATGTCGCGCAGGTGGTCCCACTTCAGTGTCTCCTCTGGCCATGTGTCGCGGGCCACGCGCAGTGGTGCCAGCACGAGGCTCGGCTCGTCTTCACCGAGCACGTTGTGCAGGATGTCGAGCACGTTGAGCGACGTGATGGTCTTGCCCATACCCATGCCCGCCCACAGTGCGCAGCGCTTGTGCTCTGCTATGAACTGCGTGGCCAGCGTCTGGTAGGGGCGGGGGACGAACGGCTTACGCATTGGGCCGCGACTCGCCGTAAAGAGGTTGTCGCTCAACGTCGTCGGGGTAGTTGACGGACTTACCGCTGAGGGCATAGGCCGTCGCGCAGCCCGACCGTTTTAGTTGCTCCCAAAAATCAAGGTAAACGTAGGCGACCAGCTCACCCTGCTCTTGCTTGGCTAGTGCTTCTTCTAGGGCTTGGCGTAGAGATGTGATGGCTGTCTCAACCTTGCCCGTTGTACTTTGTTCTGCTGGTACTCTTGGGCCGCCAAATACAGTAGTCAATGGCTCCATGTATCCATGATATGTTTCCAACGCCTCAAGCGCCAGCTTCATTGCTTCTTTACTCATGTTTCGCTTTCAAGGCATGGGCCAAGGTCCACGGATAACGGTCAAGCTGTCTGGGCTCTGGGCCGCTGTGCGCTGCTCTTCAGCGAGCGCCTTCTGCGCGGCCTTACCTGCGTGCCAACCGGATGTGTACTCGCGGTGGTATGCCTTGCGCTCCTCGGCCGTGCGTTTGCTGCGAACTGGGCGGGGGCAGTCCTCTGGTATCGGCACGGCGCAGAAGACAGCGGCGAGCGGGCCTTGCCGTGGGAACTCCCAGCGGTCGATGTAGGCGTCGGGCATGCTGCGCAGTGAGGCGCGCACGCTCTTGTCGGTGGCCTTCGTTGCGACCGTCAAGTCGCGGGTGGTCAGGCCCTCTGGCGCGGCCAACAGCAGCACGCGAATTTCTGCGCGTAGGTCTCGTTTCATTTTAATAACTCCTCGACCCCGATGATGGAGTCAATCACTTCTACTCGTTGGCCCATCGCACGCATGCGCTTGTGCTCTCGGTCCTGCTGGCGCTCGTGAGCGTCGGCAGGGAATGTGGCCTTCTTGCCGGGTGCCTTCAGCTCGACCCATAAGGTGCGCGGCTGTGTGGTTAGCGCGTTAAAGTCTTTGCTGCGTGTCACTGCGGGCAGCATAACCAAGCGGTCAGGCGCACCACGGCGGCCAATCCACTTGACCTTGCGCACCTCACCGCCGAGCTGTACTGCGCGGTCGACTAAGTGGTTTTCAATGTCGCGTTCTTTCATCGCTGTCCCCCTTGCACCCGGTCGCCACTATCGGTCCAGCGAAGAGTGCCGTATGCGTCTTCATAGGTGTTCGGCGCGCGAGGCGGTGGGCTGTAACGCACGTTGGCTTCGCGTTGTGCCATGTACCGAATGGCCTGCTCTCGGCTTACGGTGAAGCCGTACTGCTTCTCTTCGGCAATAAAGCTGTCAATGTCGCGTTCTTTCATGATTCTTGCTCCTGCATTTGTTTCCACCAGCGGCGCACTTCGCTTGGTTTGAAATACGATTTGCCTTTTGAGACCAGCGCGCGCTTCGGGCCGTTGCGGTGTTGCGCGTAGGCGAGCATCGACTGCCGAGGGATGCCCAGCTCGTCTGCTATCTCAGTAGCAGTGAGCATCGGCTCGTGGTTCTGTTTGCGTTTGGGGAATGTGCCGATGCCGGTCATAGCTGCACCCCAACTTCAACAAACTCAGCCGCTGTAAAGGGATGCCACCCAAAACCAAGGGCGTCGGAAGGTGGGGTATCAAAGTCTTGGAGCGTTGGAAAACGCGCATGGGGCTCGTAGTCAAGGTACTGGGGTATTGGACCGCCTGAGCGGGTTACCTGCCTGTCGTCGAATTGCGCAAGCAGGCTACCGTCTTTGGCGGTGCGGGTGAGCGCAGTCTTGCCCTTTAAATGGGCGAGGGCACCAAGGTAAATCATAGACTGCATATCACCCCCACACCACGATGATGATGACCAAGGCCACGAGCGCCACAGCGCAGGTGGCTACGATTAACTCGTCGCCCTCACACAGTTGCACCGGCTCGTCCTCAACAGTGAGCCGGGCGTAAGGCCCGAAGGCCTGCTCCAGTGTGCGGGGGAAGATGTAGGTGAGCGAGTCAGTCATGGCGCACCTCACAGGTCGTACAGCGCGACGCTGTAGTAGGGGGCGCGCACCTTGGTGGCTTTGTTGAGCACGCGCTTGGGGATTTCCACCTCGAGCAGCTCGACGACTTTCTTGTAGTCAACGCTGGGCGCTGGCTCGGTGAACTTCACCACGGCTTTGTAGGCTGCGCTCTCGACAACCTCGAGGCCGCTCGTGATGAGCAAGTCTTTGAGGGCCTTGGCTTCGTCGTTCAACTCTTTGAGCTGGGCGTTGACTGAAGCGAGTTTGTCTACGATGGCTGAGAGTGCAAGGTCGTTGGGTTTCATCTCTGTTTCCTATTACGTCGTGGTCAATATCAACCACAGCTAGACTTTAGCACATGCTAAAGCCTTGTATAGAAATATATTTTCCATTCGTTGCTATTCCACAACACTGAACTCGTCAGGGTCCGCAGCGCCACGACAGTCGTGTATAGCGCCACGCTTTGTGACGAGCGCCCACTGCTGACCTTCGTGCCAGCGCAGGCCGGTCTTGCCGCAGAATTTGCAAGTCACGTCGCGCGGCTCCGAATGGAACCTCACTTCGCGGTTAATCATTTGTTCGACCATGTAGTCAGCGATGTCACCCATGATTAGTCCTTCCTGTAGCGGGTTGTTTCAAAGCCAGCGGCCGAGAGCGGCAGGCCCTCTGCCCACGATGGCACGGTCGACATCAACTCGGCCAAGTGTTCGTGGCTGTAGTCGAGCGTGTCGGGCACCTCGGTCAATAGTTCGTCGTGAACCGACAACACAATCTCGTAGCCCTGCACCTCGATGTTGGGCATGTTGTAGCCGAGCACGTCGCGCGAGAAGGCTTGGTCGATGTTCTCCACCAGCTTGCCGCCGTAGGTCTTGATGCGGCCCCACTGGCGTGTGTACTGGTTGACACCCATGTACGTGATTTGGTCGTTGTCTTCAATCTTCGGTTGCAGGTAGCAGAGCACGCGGCCCGAGGGCAATCGGATGCGCAGCCACGCACCGTCACGTTGAATGACGAGCGAGCGCACGGAGAAGCGCACACCCGGCGAGCGGATGGCAGAGCGCACCGTGTCGCCCACGTCACGCCACAACGCAACGGTCATCGGGTGAGCCTCGCGCCAAGCGTGTTTAAGCACCTCACAGGCGGTGTAAACGCTGGCGGTGAGACCTAGGGTGCGCTTCTTGCGTTGAGCCCACTCCCAGATGCCGTAGGCGCGTGCAATGCTATTGCGGTCAGCGGTGCTGTGGACTTGGTCGGCCAGCTCGTCGAGGTCCATCTGGTACACAGCGGCGAAGGTCAAGAAGGCAGCGACGCCACCCTCATAGCCGAGGCCCAGCTCCATCACCTTACCGATTTGGCGCTGCTGACCTTTGACGGTCTCAGGGCGCACGTTGAACGAGCGGGCATAGGCCAGCTTGTAGAGGTCGGCGCCGGTGCCTGCGTCGTACTCGCGGAAGGCTTGCAGCTTCCACTCCTCACCGGCGAGCCATGCGAGTGCGCGGCCCTCGATGTTGGCCAAGTCGGCGATGGCCAACTTCTTGCCGGGTGGCGCGACGATGCAACTGCGCACGAGGTTGGAGGTAAGCGCCATCACGTCGTCAAACACGAGGTCGGCACAGCCGGACTTCAATGCGTCAACACCTTGCTCGATGTAGTCGAGCACCTGCTCGTCGCTCAGGTCTTTGACCGAGCAGCCCGCCCACTTGGCCATGTGCTCGACGTTAGGGCGAGGCATGTTCTGTGGTTGGAAAACGCGACCGGCCCAGCGCGCAGTGCGTACGGCACCGGCGAACTGCAACGTGTTGCGCAGGCGACCATCGGCCGAGGTCGCACGCGAGAGCGCTGTGTATTTTGCGGTCGACGTCTTGGTGGCCTCGAGGCGAATAGACAGCAGCAGCTTGACGGCTTCAGGCAGCTCTGGGTCTTCGATGCGGCGGCGCAGTGTGTCGGCCTTCATGTCGGGCAACTCGACGCCGTAGTATTCGACGATGTGCTTCAAGAGCTGGTCGCGCTTTGACACGCTGGTGACGGCGCCGTCGGTGGCCTCGATGACCTCGGCCTTCAGTCGGGCTTTTTCTCGCTCGGCAGCCACTGTAGCGGCTTCAGCGAGCGCAAGGTCAACTGCGAACCCTCGGTCGTTAATACGCTGATCGAGGTGCCATAGAGACAACTCTGCATGACCATCTCGGTAATTCCATTTTGGAAGTCGCTTGTCAATTTCTCGCATAGCAACGATGTCTTGGCGCGAGTATTCAAGGAACTCGGCCCACTCAAGGGGGTGTGTTTCACGCGTCTTCCTTCGTATCTTTGAGCCCTTCGGGCCGGGCTTGCAAAACATTTGAATGAGCTGCTTGCCGCGCTTGTCTTTGGCTTTGTCTTCGTCGATGCCGAGCAC